TCGATGGAGAAGAAAGATGAATAGAGAAATATTATTTAAAGGCAAAAGAAAAGATAATGGTGAATGGGTTTATGGCAATTTTATTTACGGACACGGATTCGGGAACCCGATTTATAAAATAAGCGTTTATACAACGATGGGAGCATTAACAGGATTTGAAGAATACGATATTATTCCTGAAACGTTATGCCAATACACAGGTTTTAAAGACAAGAACGGGACAAAGATATTTGAGGGGGATAAAATAAGAATTAATGGCGTTGAAAAAATTGAATATGGCGGGTTTGAAATAGAATGGAAAGATAATTTTATATTAAAAAAATGGCTTGAAGATGAATGGGCCATTGAATTCGAAGTCATCGGCAATGTCCATGAGGAGGCGCAAGATGTTTAAAGTGGGGCAAAATGGTGTTGATCGAGTTAGGGTGGATATGATGAATTTTAAAAGGAGGAAAGATAATGAGTAAATATGAAGTTAAACCTAATCGTTATAGATTAGTTTGTAGAAAAAATGATGTTGAAAAGGTTTTAAACAATTTAAAAAAATATGATTTTTTACATTTGGTCGATACATACGATAAGTCATATCCTGGAATTACATGGACACAAATTATTATTGATAGTGATAAATTAGATTTAGATATCGACTTTGTTAATAAATTCAATAAAGAAGTTGATAAGTGTTTAGGAACATTTGAAGAATATGACACTATGTTTGATTAAAAAGGAGGAATGAAATGAAAAGATTATTATTGATACTAATATTTATACCGTTTCAGCGGTGATTGGAGCATTAAGATTTATGACTAAAAAAGAACTATTTAGAAAAGCAGTTAAGATTGTGTGTTTGCAACAGGGTATTAAACAAAAAGATTTGGCTAAAAGGCTTGGTATTAGCTTAGATAATTTAAAGTCAACTTTCACTAACAAGTACAATCCTTATCAAAGCCAAGTTGCAAGATATGTCTATGACCATTTAGATCCAACTAACGTATCAGTTAGGGTACATTGCGTTCTCAACGACATAACGTTAAAAAAGTTTTGTGACATGAACGATATTAATTATTACTCGTTCTCAACATCTCATATGAGCACGGAGCAAATAGATGAAATCTGAACTTAGGCTCCAGCGCCAAATCATGATAGATTGTGGTAAGAGAGGGTGGCTTTGCTACCATTTCAACCCAGGCGGTGCGCTTAGGCCTGATGGATTCTATTTCAACAGTGGTGTTCCTGAAGGTTGGCCAGACCTTATTGTTATCACTAAGTCAAACACTTACTACATTGAGATCAAGACACCGACAGGTCGCTTGTCAACAAATCAAAAAAAGATGCTTGAACTTTTACCAAATAGCTATGTCGTTCGCTCTTTAAAACAGTGGGAAGATTTAACTAAAACGTTCACAAATTTACCAGCACAAACCTAACAAAACACCCTTATTGTAATGTTATTGATTTGTAAATAATAAAAAAATACTTAAAGTTATATTTTTTTAAAAAGTTTTCCAAAAAACGGCCTAAACTATGCAAACCGTGTATTCTTGCCTAAGTTTAGCCGTTTTTTTATTCGCAACTATGTTTGTAGCTTTACATAGTTTGCATAGTTTTATACCCTTTTCTATAACTTTTACGCAAGAAAAAATCTATAGAAAAGTTTCTAAAATCGACCCTAAACCCTGCAAACTATGTATTACGCCTATATTTGGCGCTTAATTGGTGTTTTGTGATATTTATCATATGTTTACTTGAAAATTTATGCTTCGTTTAGTATAATATGATTGCGAAAAGGAGTTGATCAGTTTTGCCTAAAAATAAAATTTGGGAAACGCCAGAAGAGCTCGAGAAAGATATTGAAAGTTATTTCGAATATTGTGATAAAAATGGAAAGCCTTATACCATCGCTGGATTAGCGGTGTTTTTGAAAGTTGATAGGCACACTATTTATAATTATGGAAATAGAGAGCCTTATTTCCACACCATTAAAAAAGCTAGAGATAAAGTGTTCGCTTACTGGGAAGAGTGGGCTATGACTAAGGGCAATGCTGGTACCATTTTCTTGATGAAAAATTATGGCTATACCGATAGGCAAGAGGTGGCTTATTCAGAGCAGCCTATACCTACTGTGATCGTGGATGACTCAACGGAAGATTAGAATAAGCGAGATAGTCGGCGAGCCTCACCTTAAACATTTTAGCGATTTCGAGACTATGCACCAAGTCGATAAGGGTGGTCGTGCATCTCTTAAGTCATCAAAGAATGAAATAAAGATACCGTTTGCGTTTGCGAAAGACCCGACTGCTGAGGCTGTATGTGTAAGGGCTGTTTACAAAGATCACCGAGACACATCATTCGCTGGGCTTAAAATAGGATTCGAACGATTAGGCTGGCCGTTAAAGGCTGGCGTTGATTACCCTAAGGGCAAGAACTCTACCATGTACATATCGACCAGCCAGGGCAATTATGTCCATTTTGTAGGGTTGAACGATTACGAGTCGCAAAAAGGTGCTAGGCCTACTAAGTTAGGCAACGCGATAAAGTTGTTGTGGCTATTTGAGATAACTCAGTTCAAAAGTGAATTTGAGATGAACAATATTATTTCAAACTACGCAAGAGGTAAGAAGGATTGGTTCGTTATATTGTACGAATTTAATCCGCCTGCGAAGAAGAGTCATTGGGTGTATGAGTGGCTAAAAAAGATGGAAAAAAGAGTAGGGAAAGACACTTATATCCAGCACACTAATTATAACGACTTACCATTGTGGCAACAACGCGAGTGGTTGGGAGATATCTTGCTAAGTGAGATTGAGGCGTTAAAAGAGATAGATTATGAACAATACAAGAACATATACTTAGGCTTACCTGCGAACTTGTCAGGCGCTGTGTATAAGAACTTTTATGAACAAACACATGTTGGTACGGTGTCGAGAGACCCTAACGACTACATGAAGTTCGCGATAGGAGTTGATTATGGCGATACTGATGCAACGACATTCACGTTATATGGGATATTAAAGCAATTTAAAGGTGCTAGAATCATTGATACTTACTATCACAAAAATGGTGTATCAAGAGGTGATAAAGGCATTATTGAATACGCTGATGATTTCTTTGAGTTCTTAGAGGATTATTGGTTAGAGTTTAGAAGACCTTTGAAAGTGTATGTTGATAGTGCAGCTAAGTCGTTTTGGAAATATTTAAGGCAAGAAGCTACTAGGCGCGGAATAGGTTATGCTGAGATAAGACCTACTAACAAGAATGTTAGGCTGGATCGGAACGAAGGAAGCATTGAAGAGCGTATATCAATGGCTAACATTATGTTTGGTGCTAACTTTATGATGATAGATAAGTCTAATAAGCAACTTATTAGAGCGTTGAATGAGTGTGAGAGAGACAAGAACGGCAATCGTAAAGATGATGGAACGATTGATATTGATAGCCTTGACAGTTTCGAATATGCTTGGTTAGATGATATTAAGAACATATTCAATGCAATCATGCGCGAAAGAGGTTACAGGCGCAAGGAGGTTCAAGATAGTGATAAAATCAGATTTAGTTAATGTTGCTTCTGGTAGGGGCTATAATCCTATCGTTGGAACGATCTATAAAAAGCAAGCCCAATGGTTGAATTGGTTCAGAGGCGATGTCAACAACTTTCATACATATACTCAAAAGGTTAACGGCAAAGCAAAAACGTTTTATCGACCGACTTTAAATATGCCGAAGAAGGTGTGTGAGGATTGGGTATCGGTATTGTGGAACGAAAGATGCGAGATTAAGTTAAAGAGTGATAGCGCTAGAGATGCTTGGAATAGAGTTGCTATTGATAACAATTTCGATGTTATGTTTGGCAATACTTACGAATTAGCAATGGGTATTGGTATGGGTTATATGGTTGAGTATTTGAGCAATGGTAAGACAATGATTGACTTTATACCATACGATAATGCGTTACCATTACAGTGGCACAATAGACAAGTAACAGCGTTAATGACTTGGACGCATAAGAAGACTAGTGATGGATTAAATGTTTATTTAGTCGCTACTCACAAAATGATTGGCGTTGATTATGTTATAGAATATGAGACTTTTGTTAGCAAGAGTGATGGTGAGTTAGGAGATAAGGACAACAAGTACTTAGCGTTGTTCTTCGGCGAAGGCGTTACAGAGTTTAAAGCGATTCATATGAATTCAGGCAAGCCGTTCTTCCAAGTGTTAAAGCCTAACACATATAACCATCACGACATACACTCACCATATGGTGTTAGTGTGTACGCAACAATGCTTGACTACTTTATGTTAGCCGATACGTTATTCGAGGCTTATTTGAACGAATACAACGGCAATAAGACACGTATTATGTTAGATAGTTCGTTCTTCAAGACTAAAATGCAAGTTGATGACAACGGTGATGTTTCATATATCAATTTCCTTGATGAAAGCGATACGACTATTATGAGTATACCTTTTGACTCAGAGTCGATGGAAGGGCGCAAGCCTATTGAGATATTTAAAGGTGAATTGTCGTTTGACCAAATCGAGTTAGCGATTAATAAAGTGTTGCAACTGATCGGGTTTAGAGCAGGATTCGGAACTAACTATTACTCGTTCAAAGATGGCGAGGTGTATCAAAATAACTTAAATGTAATATCATCTCAATCAGACTTGTATAAGACCAAGAAAAAGCACGAACTTGTGTTAAAGAAAGCGATTGAAGATATGGTATATAGTGTGTTATATCTCGAGAAAGACCAAGGAAGATACAATGGCAACATAGAGGAAGAGAACATAGAGGTTGTCTTTGATGACTCTATCGCAGTTGATGATGAAAGCGTTAGAAAGAGATATAAGGAGCTTGGAGATAGTGGTTATATACCTAAGTATAAGGTAGTTGCTAAGTTGTTGGAATTAGATGATGAAGAGGCCAAGATATTAGTTAGTGAGGCCGAGGCTAATGAGCAAGAGCGTAATAAAATGTACTTGGATGACTATTTAGATGAATAAACGTGAGCGTGAAGAGTTCAACAATGCTTTTTATCGCTATTATTCAAGATTGCCTAAGAACATTAAACGTGTTAGAGAGAGTAATAAGCGCATAATCAATGGCGAGAAGCCAAAAGATGTTGTGAAAGATATAGATATAACACCGTATGTAATACTAGCATTAGTTTTGATGCCTAGACCAACTAAGCCGATACTTGCTTTAATGTCAATGTACACACCTAAAAGACCTGTATTATTCGCTAAGAAATTAGTCAATATAATGAATGGTTATGGTCTTAACAAAAGAGAGAAATTGGCTAAGAGCATATTAGATCAAGCGGTTAAAGGCGTTGATTACGAGACTAAGACATTAATTGCCCGAGAGATACGAAAAAACGAAATCAAGGTTAATAGTGAGATATTTAAGGATGTCATCAATAATCCTGAAAAGAAAGAAGAGATTATTCGTAAGTATAACAATGAAAAACGAGTGATAAGAGCTATTGACACTGAGGCCCATGAGCAAGCAGAGTACACCAAGACTAAGGTAATGGAGTCGTTAGGGTTCAAGTATAAAATATGGCGGACTCAGGGCGATAGAAGAGTAAGAGACACTGCATGGCACAACAGTGTGGCGAATAAAAAGGTGCCTATTAATAGTGATTTTCGCGCCAATGGTATGATAGCGTCTCACCCGGGGGATGTTAGGCTACCTATTGGCGAGAGAATAAATTGTAGATGTTATTTAGAGTTTAGTCGCGATTAGCGAGAGCGGTGGCCGACACCGACCAAAAACGATGGAGGGAAAAAATGAAAATTGAAAGATTGAAAGAATTAATCGAACAAAACAAAACTGATGATGGCATTAATGTTGAAGAAATCAACAAAGCTATCAATGATGAAATTAATGCAGTTGTAACTAAGGCAAAAGACCAAAGTGTGGTTGAGTTCTTCAAAGAGTTAGGTGTTGAAAGCAAAGATGACCTTAACGCTAAACTAAAAGAAGGCGATAAGTTAGCTAAGATGCTTGAAGAGAAAGAACAAGCTGTTAAAGAGGCTAAGATGAAAGCCGATAAATTAGCTAAGGTTAATGAATTGCGCAAATTAGGCGTTGAAGATGATGACACAATTGATTACGTGTTATTCAATGTTGAAAAGCGAATTAGTGATGATAAATCTTATGAAGAAGCGTTAAAAGAGTTCGCGAAAGAAAAGCCTAAATACTTTGAAAAGCAAGCAACAGGCGTTACGACTGGTGTTGGGACTGGTACTGGAGTCAATCCTAATGATGACAAACCAACTTGGCAAAAAATATTGGAAGAAAAGCATCCAGATTTAAAAGAAAAATAAAATAAGAAAGAGGTAATTAAATAATGGCAAATCCAAAACTCCCAACTAATGGGACACATGAATTACAAGAACGGTATACACCGACTATTATTAAGTTAAAAAGAAAAGAAAATGTAGTTAGACAACATTTCGGAAATGATTATACAGGGTCTCCATTAGCGGGCGCTGTAAAGTTCACAAAACGGAACACTGAGGTTGCGGTTAACGATTATGATGTCGTTTTAGGAGCAACATTGACAACATCAACAACTGAGTACGTTAATGTGTTGATTAAAAACGATGAAGCGATCAATGAATTAATTGATGGTTACGAAGCAGGGGCTGTTCCTGACAATTTAAAAGCACAACGTATCGAAAGTGGAGCATATTCGTTAGGGCGCTCACAAGAAACAAAAGCTGTTAAGATTTTGGAAAATGATGGTACTGCTGAGGCGACTTTGACCGAAACAGCGACAAATGATATGTATAATACTATCGTTGGTTCAATTAAGAACCTTAAAAAGTTCGGTGTTAAAACAAATGAAATGATGATTGTTATTTCGCCTGACACTGAAGAAAAATTATTGACTGATACTAAATATTCAAACACTGCTTCAACTATTGGTGCTGATTTAGTAAGACAAGGTATTGTTAGTAAGATTGCTGGCGTGCCTGTCGTGTTGTCGTTGGATCTAATGGAAGAAGATACAGAATATGAAGCTGGTAAGTTAACAACTACTGAGTATTTAGTCTTTGGAAAACCTTGGGCACAAAAAGCTGAAGATTGGAAAGTTGATGTAATGATTAATGATATTAAGAACGGTAAGCATATTGGTTCATCAGCGTTACAAGGCCGCATTGTTTATCAAGATGTATTGTTAGATGAAACAACTTGTAGAGTTAAGTTGTATCAAACAGCAGCATAATAGGAGGAATTGATATGAATAAAAGATATTTTCAACATAAAAGAACGAGAAATATTAAAGTATTCGGACCAGCTGAGGCTAAGTTAGTGGAAAATAGCATTTCATGGATTGAGGTTGATAAAAAAGGCGTTCCGATCAATAGAAAAGAAGCAAAAAAGGCAAAAGAAGCAAAAGAAGCAAAAGAAGCTGAAACCGAAAAACAAAAATAAAGGGTGAGGGGGTTAACCCTTACCCTCT